GTATAATATAGTCTAACTTTCGGAGTACCTATGAATTTATTTTTTCTTGACGACGACCTCGACAAGTGTGCAGAAGCTCATGTCGACAAACATATTGTAAAAATGCCTTTGGAAGTTGCCCAGATACTATGTACTTGTATCTGGATAGATAAAGTCCTGGGCTTTGTTCCTCGCGCTCTCACCAAGGAAGAGAATGCTATTCTAAATGAAGCGAAAGCTCCAGAAAAGCCACTCAAGCCAGAAGAGCGTACCGTTACACCCTACTTACCGATGATGTATAATCACCCCTGTACAATTTGGGCACGCAGTTCGCTTGATAACTACGAGTGGACTCATTGTTATGGAAACGCACTTGGAGAAGAGTACCGATACAGATATGGTAAACAGCACAAGTCTGTCACAGTTATCAACGAGCTACCGGAGCCTGTCAAGATGGAAAGACTTGGATTTACCACTTTCGGACTGGCAATGCCAGACGTGCTCAAAGACTATGATAACCCTATACAGTCTTATCGTGACTATTATCATCTCGATAAGGCTACTTTTGCCGTTTGGACTGGACGTTCAAAACCCAGTTGGTGGGACGATGATCTCGCAGATTACGAGAAAAGAATTACGGCGAAGTAAGGAGTAGATATGCACGATGGACTTATAGAACATTGGAATACGAGAGATACTTGCCCAAACTGTGGTGAGTATTTAGTTGGAGATGGATATAGTAATGGGGATCCTGTACGATGCCCCGAAGCCTTAGAAGAGGACTGGTGGTACAGCGAACCAGACAGCGGACCGTGGTATTGTAACTACGATCCTGATGAGTAAGTATGAAAAAGTGGTTATTTTTACTTTTGTTGGCAGTTCCAGCAGAAGCAGTAGAAACAATTACAGTGGTTGCAAAGAATAGAGAAAGCGCACGGTATAATGCTGTGTGGGCTGCAAATATGAAGTGCAATCGAAAAGGGTTCTGGGCAGAGCCACTCGCAATAGGTATCTATCAGATTACAGAAACAGAAAAGTTTTGGAGAAGTCGAGAGCCTATAGTTATAAAGGTACGTCGGTATGAAGCAAGCCTTGACTATAACTGTGCTAATGTTTGGCCAAACCCTCGCTGGAATGGAAACTAATGGTAGATAATGTAAATAAACCTCCCCACTACACTGCACATCCAAGCGGTGTGGAGTGTATACAAATTACAGAGCACATGAACTTCTGCCTGGGAAATGCTCTTAAGTATATCTGGAGAGCAGGACTTAAACAGAACGAAGTAGAAGATTTAAAAAAGGCAGTATGGTATCTAAATCGAGAAATTGAGAGACTAGAGAATGGTAAAGAAGAAAGAATGGGAGAATCTCACTCCATCGAACATCGAGAAAGTAATAAGCCTATTGAATCCCCAAGACGGGTCGAAGCCAATAACAAAAAAAGAGGCTTGTTCGATATTGAACATTTCGTACAATACGGCGAGACTATCTAGTATTATTGATGAATATAATGGTCAAAAAGAATATGTACAATTACGAAAATCTCAGAATCGAGGCAAGCCCGCTTCAGACATGGAAATCTCAGAAGTCATTCGAGATTACTTACAAGGGGATTCAATTGCAACCATTGCAAAATCTCTATACCGATCTTCCGGATTCGTTAAATCCGTTGTGGAAAGAGTCGGTATCCCTAGTCGAGGAGTATCTAAAGAAGAACGGACTTCTGTAGGATATCTACCAGAAGAATGTGTGGCGGAAGAATTTAAGCCAGGTCAGATCGTTTGGTCCGCTCGTCATCATGCCCCAGCAGAGATTCTATACGAGCTATCCGTAGACTATCAAGCTGAAAAAGCAGGTTTTCAGGATACAAACTACGAAAACAAGTATGGGGCAAAGTGCTATAATATTTGGGTGACAGAGCCTTTTGATAATACTAAAGAGTTCTGGATTGGCGGTATTGAAAGCGGAGGTTACTATGCGACTTCTCTTGCATACGACCTTGGCTCCCTTGAGCATTTAGAAAAGTATGGGGTTGACTTCTCACGTTTATAAAAATAGTTCTTAATCTTAATATAGGAGGGTGACCAAAATGTCCCAACCAACAAAACAAATTAAAAAAATCCTAGTACTTGGAGATTTTCAATCTGGAAAAACCTCAGGACAAGTACAAAATTCCTACAATATTCAAGCTAGTAATTCTTCGGTAGTATCCGTATTTGTAGCCTATGGAACGAATACTAACAAAGAAAATCAAGAACGTCATATTCGCCGTGTGTACGGTAAAAAAGTAGTTCTTATATCAACCCCAGAAGAGCTTCGTGCTTTTTTGATCTGCCTTCAAAAAGATAAAATAGAAGGTTCTCGATACGAAAGTACGCCAGTTGTTTTGTCCGTTCTTGGACATCATGTAGCTCTTCAAACTCTTCAAAAAATTCTTAGTACTAAGTCTCCTTTTACTTATCGGTTGTGGTTAGATGAGTCAGATTCCTATAGCTTAAACTTTGATAGGCAAAAAGTACACACAAGAAAAGATAATATAGTAGACTCCATTAGTAAATTAGAGTATCATTCTGTGGAGGAAATATATTATGTTACAGCAACGCCCTTTACTGAATTAGTATCTTGTACGGATTTTGACGAAGTTGTTCCTGTAGCTCCCGGGGAAAACTACAAGGGTATAAATGATATTATTGAAAAAGCCATTGCAATCTCTTCAGAAGATATTTTACTTTTCGAGAAGGGAAAACTTACTGAAGAAATGGAATGTTATTTAAAAGAACATAGCTCTTACGAGAATACAGTAACGATAATAAGTACTAGCTCATCTATGGAAACTCACAAAGTTCAAGCAGAAACTATTAATAACTATCTGCAAGATAAAAATACTTTGGTAGTAGAGTTTAACTCTAACCAAGGTACAAAATATTTTTCCTTGGAAAACCCATATGTTGCTGCAAAAAAGAATCGAAAGGATCAGCTGGTAGAAATGTTTGAAGTAGCTCAGAATTACACCAAGTTATTTGTTGTAGGGTATCAAATGCTAGACCGAAGTGTTACTTTAAAAGAGGGTAAGTTTCAAACTTATTCTTCTATGCTTTTTTCCTGCGGTAAAGAGTCGTCATTATCCTCGTTTATGCAGAGAGCGGCACGAATTTGCGGGTATCAAGACATAGTGCCCACGTTTGTAAGCGATAAATTATCTCAAGCTGAGTTAAATAACTACGACTATCCTACTTTGGTGCGTATTTGCACAGAAAATAAAGGTCATAGTGATCGACGAAAGGCACTTTTAAGCTTAACCAAAGACGAGATTGTATCTTCAGACCCTTTAGGAAGGTATAGAAATAATTATTTTCGTCCAAAAGGTTCAATAGCAAGTACGCCCCAACAGCATCTTTCTAGTGAGGAAGAAGTACGCAGAGCTGGATATGATATAATTACAAAGCATCAAGTATTTAATAAAAAAGAACTAGACGAAGAAGTATTACAGCAGCTACAAAGCAAAAGTCGAGCAGGTAGTGCCAGCCCTCTCAGACACTTTTTAGATAGTATTTTCCCAGCATGCAATCGTGTATTGCAAGCGGTCTCTGAAGACGGTAGCTGGCACTTAGATAGACAGCTTCCAAATCGTACTAATGATTTAGAAAATTATAGAGATACTCTTTACTATTGGGATGAGAAAACTTTATCTGTAACGAATCAACCGTACCAAAAGTATAATAGGCCGTTTGCTTTGTATGACTTAAAAAATAAAACTTTTAAGTGCTATAATCAGACAGCGGCCTTTAAGCTTTTATAGTACATAGTTAAAAATAGTTCTTGACATTTTGCTTTGTTTTGAAGTATAATATATTTTCAAAGTGAGGGAAGCAATGTCTGACCGATTTTATCAACAACAACTTAACCGTCTGGGTGTGTGCCCAGGCTCCACTAACAAAAAGAGGAAAAGAAGAATGGCATGGGACGATGATAAGAAGGCTCAAGCAGTAGCAATGTACGAAGAGCAAGAGCCTACTCCCGAAACCAGTATGGAAATTGTCAAAGCAATCGCAGAGGAACTCGAAGAGTCTCCCAACGGTGTTCGCATGATTTTGACCAAAGCAGGCGTATATGTAAAAAAGACTCCGGCTTCTGGTGGCAGCACTTCATCCAGTAATGGTACTGGAGGCGGTCGTGTATCAAAAGCAGCAGCTCAAGAATCTTTGATTGCAGCTCTGTCTGATGCAGGTCAAGAAGTTGACGAGGATGTTATTTCAAAGCTGACAGGCAAAGCAGCTCAATACTTTGCTGGTATTATTGGCAACGTAGCCGCTAACTGAGTAAATTTACTTTATAACCACTTCCCTTCGGGGGAGTGGTTTTCTGCTATCTAAAGAAAGAACCTTTGAGTTCAGCAAAGTAAAAAATTTTACTGACCTGCTACCAAAGGAGTATTTGTGAAAAAAGAAGAACTAGCAGACATTGTAAATGAGTATGGTGACGCAATTATTACTTATCGTAGTGAAAACTCGAATAAGTTAAAGTATAATGTGTGTACCTTGGATTTTTCCACACCATATATAAAAGATAAGAAAAATAGAGCAAAAGAGTCTAACGAAACACTATTATTATTTTGTTGGGACACAGACTCCTATCGCTTATTAAAACCTGCGAATGTCACTAGCGTGGTACCGCTGTCCTCAGTTTTACAAAACGAGAACTGAGTATGGAACTTCATAACGCACCACCAGTATATGAGCGAGTTATACACTATAATCAAGAGCATGAAGTACAAATACGGTTAAGTGTAAATTCTTTTCGAGGAACTGAATACCTACATCTTCGTAAGTATTACTTAGATTTTGATGAGAATTGGAAACCATCTTCGGACGGAGTAGCCATGCCTCTTGATTTCTCTAACTCGAAAGAATTATTTATAGGTCTTACAGAGATACTATCACTCGCTGAAAGTAAAGAAATTATTGAAGAGCAGTTCCAGGGCTTGATAAATAACCTTTACTTAAAATAGTTCTTGACATTTCCCTAAAACTTTAGTATAATATCTTTTCAAATTTGGGAGATACTATGCGTGATTTTCTTGAAAAGGCAAGTCTAGCTTACTACTCTGGCTGTCCGATTATTTCGGACGAAGAGTTTGATGCACTTGTAAAAAAGTATAACTACGATCAGGTAGGTTATCAGGTAACTGATGGCGTGCCACATATGTATCGTATGTACTCTCTTCAAAAAGTCTTTAGCTTAGATGATATCCCTACCCCCAACTCACAGTACATTTGTACTCCAAAGTTGGACGGGGCCGCTGTTTCTTTGCTTTATGTAAATAAGCAGTTGGCTCTAGCTTTGACACGAGGGGATGGTAATATTGGCCGAGATATTACCGTACGAGGAGAAGTATTTATTACTGGCGAAATAGTTTGCCCTTCGACTGTCACCAATGCTCGCAATGTCGCAGCGGGGTCGCTAAATCTCAAAGATACGGAAGAGTTTGCAGCTCGTGCTGAGTTTCTTTCCTTTGTTGCTTACGACATCCAAAAGGGAGGTCTTGACTACGATCTCTACTCGACTGCATTGAAAGCATTGGCCGATCAAGGTTTTAATACTGTTGATACCTTCGATTGCGAAAACTATCCTACGGATGGTCTCGTTTACCGTATTAATAGTATGAAATCTTTTAAAAAGATGGGACATACGGCTCACCACCCTCGTGGCGCTTTTGCTCTCAAAGAGCAGAAAGAGGGCGTACATACAGAATTACTCGATGTTGTGTGGCAAGTAGGTAAATCTGGAGTAGTCAGTCCAGTTGCCCTATTAAGTCCAGTCGAAGTGGAGGATGCTGTTGTGAGCAGAGCAACTCTACACAATATCGAGTACATTCGCAGCCTGGAGCTAGAAATAGGTTGCACAGTAGAGGTTATTCGAAGTGGCGAGATTATCCCTCGAATTGTTCGTCGGGTAGACCAAAAGAAAAATAATTCTTGACATTTACCTCAACTTTTCGTATAATATACTTTCACTTTTCGGAGTAGTCTATGTTTGCAGAAATTTTACCCCCTACCGAGTGTCCTTCGTGTCGCTCTGTTCTTGAGTGGGTAAATGACCAGCTTTTTTGTCGCAATGGCACTTGCCCTGCACAAAATAGTAAAGCTGTCGAGCACTTTGCCAAAACTATAAAAATAAAAGGTCTTGGCCCTGCCGCTATTTCCAAACTACGATTAGAGTGCCCTTCTGATATTTATAGTTATAATGAAGATCAGTTGGCTGATGCACTTGGCTCTGAAAAAGTGGCCTTAAAGCTCTACGCGGAGATTGAGAACTCTATCTCTGCTCCGCTAGAGCTTTTATTGCCTGCCTTTGGTATTCCATTGATTGGAAATACGGCAACACGGAAGCTGTCTGAGACTGTAAAAACAATACATGAAGTAGATGCAGACGCTTGTCAGCGTGCCGGTTTGGGTCCGAAGGCTACTGATAATTTAGTAAACTGGATGGAGTCGCAAGCTCCTTACTTCTTTGAAGTAATGCCTAAGTTTTCTTGGGCGTTCTCAGATATTAAATCATCTACGAGTAAGGGCTTTGTATGCATTAGTGGACGTTTGAAGAGTTTCAAAACGAAAGCTGATGCTACAAAAGCTCTGAATGAAGCTGGATATGAAGTAAAATCTAGTTTAACTAAGCAAGTAACTCACCTCATAAATGAGGGCGGACAAGAATCCGCAAAAACAAAACAGGCCAGAGAAACTGGTATAACCATTGTAACAAACCTAAGTGAATTTCTAGGAGAACACTAATATGGCACTTCCTAAGTGGACTGATGAGCGTACTGCTCAACTGACAGCTTTCGTAGGTAGCGAAAGTCCTGTCTCTCAAGATACTGTTGCAGAAGCAGCAGAAGAGCTTGAAACTTCTACCCGCTCTGTTTCTAGCAAGCTCCGTAAAATGGGCTATGAAGTAGAGCTGGCATCTTCTCGATCAAACCGTGCTTTCAGCGCAGATCAAGAAGCAACTCTTGCTGCTTTTGTCTCTGACAACAGCGGTGAGTACACCTATGCTCAAATTGCTGAGCATTTTGAAGGCGGAGCTTTCTCCGCTAAGTCTATCCAAGGCAAGATTT